AGTATGACGCATCATAAGATGATGGTAGATCGATTACTACCTTAGACTGGTTAGTTGAAATAACTGTACCAGTAGTTACTGAGTGGTCCGCCACATCTGTGATGGTATATTCGTATACCCCTGCTGGGGCACCAACTTCTAATACCGCCTGAACTGGATATGGCGGAACCCTCAATATTTCCATTTAGCGACCGAATTCCTTCGCAAGCTCTTCTGGTGTTGCAACCCTAGTGTGGTCACGGGTCAGCCACTTGTCAGCAGCTTCCTTGGTAACAATGTTGTAGCCACGGTATACCTTACCTACGCCAGTCCAAGTAACATTCTTGCTAGAGTAAATAGCAACCTTTTCTGCCTCTGGCTTTTCCTGTTGCTTAACAACATTCTTTGGCTTTGGCTTTACGGTACCAGTTCCGATAACGCCATTCTCAACAGCAGTAATTCCTGCTACCTCATCGGCCTTCTTTCCAGTACGCTGGCTACCAGAAGAAATAACATTCTTTGGCTCTTCAGCTTCTACTGGCTTTACTTCATCAACAGTTGGCTCTTCTACAGCCTCGTCAATCTTCTCTGCAAAGATCTCTTCCTTGATAGCCTCAAACTTTTCAGCCATTTCAGCTGTAATTAGAGGCTCTCCCTCTTGAAGAGTTGCAAGAATGATTGGAGTCTCTTCGACAACGTCTTCGTTTTTGATTTCTTCAGACATAATATCTCCTTTGTCATTCATAATTATAACAGATTAATGCAAAAAGAGGGCAGGAGCTAGATGCCCCTGCCCCCTCAGTTTTAGCTTACAGTTTAGCTGTCAGCAGCAGCGTCAGCGAACGCAATTGCGTCCTCTTCTTCCCACTGTACACCAAAGCGGACGAATACTGTGTATTCAATGGTGTCCTTCTTTGGCTGGTACTGACGGTTTACTGTGATGTCACGCTGGAATCCCCAAACACGGTTCTGTGGGAATGTCAAGTCGACATAGCCCTCAGGGTAGTAAGGAACTTCCTGAACGTCAACACCAAGGACACGGGTAGTGCGAGCACCACCGAATGTCTGGCCCTGGCCGTCTAGGTAAGCCTGGGTGTTAGCCGCAGTGTTACCATTCTTGCCTAGTGCCTCAGCAATAGCGTCAGATAGGGTACCGTTGTTCTTAACGATGCCCTGGAAAGCGTCTGTACCTGCGTAGAACTTCAGGTTAGACTTGATTGCACGGTACTTGCGAGGCATTGCAAGAATAATTTGCTGCATTACCTCTGGTGTCCATGCGTTGTCAGCTACTGTAACAACAGCCTCGTGTGCATCTCCGTTAGTCTTGACACGGTTTACAAAACCGTTCATGATTGACAAGAATGCGTCGTTGCCTGTTCCAGTTCCGTTGATCGCTAGATCTTCGATGTCATTTGCAAATGCATTTGTCATCAAACGGACTAGGTGGTCTTCAAGGGCTGCACCCTCAATACCATCTTCGAGAGCCTCAGCTGAGACCTCCCAGTCGAGACGTAGCTTCTTGGTTGATAGCTCAACCTTAGAGAACTGAGCACCAGTGTTCTCGTAGTTACCAACAGCCTGAGCAGCTGCACGGATAACACGCTCACCAACGTTCACCTTCTCTAGCTCCATTGTGTTCGCACGCATAGTTACACGACGACCATCCTTGGCGAGTACAGTTGCATCCCATACGTAGTCAATAAAACGACGTGCCTGTTCAGGGCGTAGAATACCACTGCCTGCATCACCCGAAGGATTTACAGAGTTTGGTCCAGATGTTAGACCGTATTCAGCATTTGGGATGTTTCCAAGTGTGTTAGCACCTGGGTCGGTTACACCGCCAATGCCACCAGATGCGAAAGCACCCTGACCTTGATAAAGACCAGGAGCAGTGCCACCTAGTTCGCCAGATTCTCCTGGCTGATTTTTAATAATCTCTTCCGACATATTGTCACCTCCTAAGTGATTGTTTCTTAATTAAATAAGTCGGCAGTTTTGAGGAAACGTCCGCCCCATAGGGATTTTTCAACCTGCTTTGCAGGCTGTTCCTGTACGATCTCGCCTAGATCGCCAGACTTACGGAAAGCTGTATCAGCCTCTACGGCATCAATACGCTTTCCAATATTGTTAAAGTCACTCTCGGCATCATTTAGTTTGGCGTTAACCAGACCAAGAGACTTCTTTAGTTCAGCAACTTCGTCATTTAGTGACTTGACTACTGATGTTAGATCGCTAAAGGCTGTTGCAATGCTGTTGCTAATTTCAGCTACTGCTGATGCAACTACATCCTCTGACTTAGATACCTCTTCCTCGACAGCCTTGTCCATGTCATCAGACTTAATTTCTTCATCTGCATCCATGTCGTCAGCCTTTACTGTGTCTTCTTCATCCATAGACTTCTCGTCTACAGACTTCTCTTCTTCAGAGTAAGACTTCTCTACAGTGTCTTCGGTTGCGGCATCTGCCTCTGGAGCGACCTCTGTTTCTGCAACTACGTCGTCATTCTTGACAACATCTTCAGTTGTTTCATTCATAGGATCTTCCTCCTTCGTCATCTTAGAAAGATTAATGCCTTTAGCACTATCAACTAAGAACTTTATCATTTCTGTTTTTTCGCTGTCATTCTTTTCAACGAAACCAATATTCTTCATAGGAGTGCCGTCAATAGGACTTACCTCTACGTCTGAAGATGAAACTTTTACAATACCGTTTGAGTTATCCCAGAACACATTCTCAAACTCGGTGTCCAAGGTCTCACCCTTAATTACGTCTACGCCATCCACCTTCTGTACAGAAAGGATGTTTGCAAACTGGTTAGCTGGGTTATCAACTAGAGATAGCTCAATTAGGTCGTACTCTTTAATGATGCGGATGGTCTTGTCCATCTTCTCATCATAAGCATCTTCGTACTTATTCATGCGACCACCGATAGAGAATCCAGAAAGGGTGCCATCAAGGACCTTTTCCCAAGTATCCTGAGCACCCTTTGAAACATATGCAGAAACGTAAACGCCTGTGTAGAACTTCTTAGTCTCTGAATCGAAGTACTTGTCTTCCTTGAAAGAGACCATCTTGCCAACAGATACTGGCTGGTGCATCTCACGAATGTTACCACGGAACTTAGCGAATGCCTTTAGAGATGCTTCGGTAGTAACAATGTCTGACTGCTTGTCGACATTATCAAGTGTGGCAAATCCAGAAACGATGCGTCGTTCCTGATCTACCTTGCTGAAAGGCATCGAGAGACGAACGTTGTCGCCCTCCATGTCCCAGTGTGCCTTTGATATAGTCATACTACCTTAATTATAATGTACGTTTTATTAAATTGTTATATTTTTAATGCGATAAACTATTATATCACAATTTTATTCTGAAGAATTTCCCTCGCCCTGTGGATTTCTTCCAGATGTTGTGGCTGGACCATCTGACTGGTTGTTCATACGCTCAGAATCTCTTTGGCGATTGTCAGCAAGGTTTGCCCTAGCATCGGTAGCCTGTCTTGAAGAAAGCTCGAATGGCTCATCGCCATCTGGACGCTGTGGCAAGCCAAGCACCTCACGGGCCTCATTAGGAACCATGATCTGAGTCTTAACATAACGTTCAAGAATCTGAGACTGGGTTACTTCATCGGTAAGTGTTAGCTCATTAAACTTTAGCTCCAAGACATCTGTCTTTTCACGAATGATTCTTCCGATAAGCTTTTCAATGTTTCTTTGCATTGGTCTAGCTACCTGCTCTTTAAAGGTACGGTCCTGAGCAAGTGCAGCTGCAATGTTAGAAGCGTCAGATCCACCAATCTTAGATAGCGGAACCTGGTGTGCAATTAGGATGTCATCACGGTTGCGAAGTCTGTATTCATTGAAGGATGCCTCTTGGACACCATTTTCAATAGGCTTCATCTCAAACTCTACCTTGTTAGTGTCAGAATCTCCTGGCAAAGGAATATAAAGAGTTCTGTGTGACTGCCCCTTTAGGTTTGTCTGAAGGAATCTAAATAGCTTATCTTCGGCTTCAGACGATAGCTTTGCACCTTTAAGGGTTACAACATAACGTGGCACAGCCTTATTGCTAAAGTAATCAATGTTGTACTGTGACGCTAGCTGGTCTCCGTGTAGAGAGGATACAGCAGACATAATGTCTGGAATACCATAGTAAGTGTTTAGTGGAGAGTATTGCTTGAAGTGAATAATCTCATTAGGACGTGGATCACCAGTAATTGGGTTTACATTCTTTGCCCCGAAGTTTCGGAAGTAAACAACCTTGTGACCAATAATTTGAACATAACCATCTTTTAGTCTACGAACACGCATAGTAGTAGATGGAATGTGTCCAACATATCCGATCTGACCTAGAGTAGTTCTACCAATTTCTAAGTAGCCGTTTCCAGTTGCCTCGTAATCGGTAAGAACCTTCATCATTACATTTGTAAATGACTCTTCGTCATTAAGGTTTTCTAGCCAATCACGAAGCTCAATCTTCATTCTCTCAATACGACGACGAGCCTTATCACGTGCTGAGTCATTTTCGTTGGCCTCAATAGCCATCATAGTTCTGTCTGAGACGTGGAAGTCATATCCCAGACCTACAATGTTTTCTACCTTAGCATCAATAGCTGCATGGTTAGCAAAAGAAGTGTCATAAAAATTAGCAAGCTCATAAAGATTCCATGGAGGAGTAATGACATCAAACATGCCATAGCCGTTGCGGAATACGGTTCCTGGGTTAATCTCTTTGGACCTAGCACCCTCGATACCACGGCTGACGGAGTATGCACTATCTAGATATAGCGGATTGTTTACATCTAGGTCTTTTGGAACCTGGACATCATAGGCCTTAGCCATGCGGTCTGAACGACGCTTAAAGTTCTTTTCAATACCAGAAAGATTCTTTAGCTCATCCCAACCCTTAATGAAAGGATCTTGTGCCTTAAACAGATCTTCCTGCTGTCCAGCATCAGGTAGTCCGATATCTCTAATGTAAAATTCTTCTGACATTATCCCTCATCACCATACATCTGCAGAGTCTGCTTGGCTGCAGCAACTGCACCAAGGTCGTTAAGGTT